TGGGTTGGTAGGTGGCTGATCGTCTGTTAGAGGATTCTCACGTACAAAACCTTGGAACAAGTATGATTTTTTCTTCCAATACTTACGACCCATTTCTTCCAATGATGGATCTTTAAACCAAGTACGCACTTCGGCAAGCACAGGACATGCTTCACCATACATTTCCACGCATGGAACTTGTACGGTTACAGGTTTGCTATCAGGCTGTCCTTTAACACCAGCAAAGGTCAAATTGATCATCAAACGTTCAGCCCAAAAGAAATCATTCTTTGTGTTGCCGTCTGGTAAAAATCTTACTCTTGCTGATGAATTTTCTGGAATGTTCCAGTGAGCGTAGATAGCGTTGTCGCCGCCTTGTGAACTACCGCCTTGACCGCGGTTTTCTTGTGCTTGTAACTTTGCACGGATTTCTGCTAATGATGTGGCCATAATGTGTTCTCCTTAATAATTTGCCATAATGTATGCCTAAAACGTATAAGCATGTATATACTATACGTTAATAGTATTTATCACGCAAGTCTGATATCATTGAATTTTTACCAAAAGAAAAGGCACTTAAAAGTGCCTTGTCTTGTGATATTGTATCTTATAAGCCTGCTAGTCGTTTGATATCTGTAATGTCTTCGTTTGTTGCTTTTGATTTGTTGTAAAGTGATAGTTCATCTTCGCTATCACCTTTCCACCCTGCCTTAAATCCTTGAGGAATATTTTTAAGTTTATCCATCATGCCTAGAGGTTTCGCGCCCATACGTTTTAGTTTTTCATCGCGGTTTACATAGTCTTGGCCTTGTGTTTCTGCCAGTGCTGATTTCATTTCTTCTTTAGTTTTGCCGTATTTTGCCTTGAATTCTTCGTCTGACAGTTCTTCAAGGTCCATGCTAACTTCTTTCATTTTGCCTTCGTTAACTTCTGGGTATTCTACGCCCACTTCATTATACACTTCTCTGACCATAATGCTGATGTCGCTTGAGCCTAGTTCTTCAACTGGTGCGTGAGATGATGCTACATCACGTGCAGCATTTGCTACGCCATCAGGTCCTGCTTTCATTAATAATTCTGTGTGTTGTCCGATGTTGTTTAAAATTCTACGAATGATAGCTGATTGTATCATGTCAACTTGATCTTCGTCGTAGTCATCTTCGTAGACTACCCCGTCTACGCCACCCATAGCTGAGCCATATGTGCCTTCGGCTGGGTAGTTAGGATCGTCACCTTCGTTACTTAATAGTTTTTGATATACCATTGGTTGGTTTTCTTGTAACCAATCTGTAATCAGTGGACGAGCATCTGCATCAGGATTTTGTTTTGCCAAATCTAATAAACTGTCAAATAAACGATCATCGCCTATTACATCGTATAATGCAGCTGTTGCATTTTCTGCATCAACTCCCACTGGGAGTTCATCTTGTAGTAGTTCTGCTAGTTTTTCGTAATCTTGTTCGTCTTCGGGTACTGCCCAAGTGCCTTCGGTAACTTTATTTGCCCATGCTTCAAACTGTTCAGCAAATTTATTTTCTTTTTTCATCTTATATGCCTTTTGCACGATTGGTAGTGCAGAATCTAATGCGTCGTTGTATGTACGCTTAACAAATCTTTCACGCATAGCGTCAGTGTCAAAATCATCTAACAGTACATCATTGTTTGCTTGATAACTTTCTTTGTATGCGTTGTAACCTTTGCGGCTACTAACTTTTTTGAGTGTATTACTTAACAATCCGTGATACTCAAACGCCGCTTCAACCATTTGTTGTGTTTCTGCATCTTCAAAGGTTCTACGTAACACAGCATTTTTAAATGGACGTAGTTTATTGCATTCTTCAGCAATATTAGTAATATGTTGTCCAAACTCGTCTGCAATTTGTCCGCCTTCACTAACATGGCGAGCCATAGCACGAGCATAACGTAGACTGTTGTGTGGTAGTTTCAAGCGTTCGCCATCGGCATTTTCTAAATAGATAGCACGTATGTGTCGTGCTCTTGCGCCTTTAACTTCATCAACTACAGGTTGACTGTGTCTTACAATAATACGAACATTGCCATCATTTTCGTAGCTACTGCGGCTAGTGCCGTGCAATCGACTTTCTGTGATTTCGTTTTGTGAATATGTACTGTCGGCTTTGCTTTGCTGTTCAATATCACGATGTTTTAGTGTTGAGCGTGTAATATCTCTTGGTTCAAAACTAAGTATGTTTCGACGTGCAAATTCACGTAGCTCTCTTAGGAACCCATACCATTGTTTCTTTTGCTCGTCATCTAGCTTGTCGCTGATATTCTTACTGAAATAAACTTTTAGACTAGTTTCGTCGATGACACTTAGAGTAATATTACCAAAGTTATGTCCATCAACTACGTAGTCAAAGTTAAAGAAACGTGCGTCTTCTGGATTCTGCGTAGCTTTAGCGTTTTCATCACCTAGGCTAACATCTTCAAAACGATCACGTATCTTTTCAAATAGTGCTTCAGATATTTTGTTAATTTCTCTCATAGTAATATTTATGCTTAGAATACGATAAATGGCATTGGCTCAATTACATCGTCGATAGTGTCTCTCATAGCGTTGTCTAGCTTACTATCATAAGATTGTAGAAGTTGTGCCATGCGCACAATTAACACTAGGCTCATAACAAGATCGTCTGTTTCGCCTGGTTTTGCCGCTATTGTTGCGCCGGTTCGAACAAATGTTTTTAGTTCTGATATTAGATTTTTACTACTAACAGTCATACGTTTAGTTTCAATTAAATTTTTTAGTTTGGCGCAGGCTGCAAGTTTATTTTTATTTGTTGTGTTGAATCCTCGGCGATATCTACGTCCGCTAGTGGCCTGCTTAGGTTCGCTTAAGAACGTTCCTTTAATGTTTTCTTCACCTATCTCTGACACTGAAACTAATGCCGCTTCACCCAAAGTATTGTTTTCAATGCTGTAGTAAATGCTAGTCACTGGCACCGTTTCGGCAATGTATTTGGTAATTTCGCTGAGTATGCCGACCTGTTGTTGTATTGGGGTGCGATTGTGTTGCCACTCGCCGACCTGATAAAATGTTGGTAACTCAAATATCTGTATAGCCGCAGGGTCGCCACCAGTACCTAGGCTTGGATCTAATGCCACTAGATAAGTCATTTCAGGATTAGGACGTTTGTACCAGCGTACTTGTCCTTGACGTTCTATAGGATCAATGCCGGCTAGTTCAACAAGCGTACTAGGATTGATCAGTGTTTCGTCCCAGATAATAAACTCACAGTCCATCTCTCGACGGAAACGTTCATCACCTAACTGTGCTCGTTGTTCTGCGGCCCATTTGTCATCACGATCTGGATGCTCACTCCAATAACTTCTAAAGGCCTTGAACCCATTGATGCCCAGTTCTGTAGGATTACCATACTCATCTAGGCATTTGTTAGCACCTTTCCATAGGGTAGCAAACTGATCTTCATCACTGTTGGGCGTACTTGTAATAATACATTTACCACCAGTTGCTAGTGTGGGACTGATAGAAGTCCAAAATTCTCGTCCAATGGTTGGGCGCACAAACGCAAACTCGTCACAGTATAGTAGTGATATAGACATACCACGACCTGTGTTTTCTGTTGTTGTAGCTGAAACTATACGACTACCATTATCAAAATCGATACTACCTTTGTTGTAACTCACAGCACCTGCACGTATAAAGTCTGGCACGCTTTCATAAGCATAGCGGATACGTTGCATGATTTCTTGTGAGCCTGTAAATTTGTGTGCGGCAATTAGGATAGTACTATCTGGTACGAACATAGCGTACCATAACAAGTAACCTGCGGCACTTGTTGACTTACCTGTTTGTCGGGGCATTAGCGATATGCTATAGCGATATTTGTGATATGTTTCGATTAGACGACGTTGATAGTCAAATGGCTCATACAGCATACGTCCTTTTGTAGGATGTTGTATGTAAAAATAGTTACTCATAAAATATTCAGGTCCTGTTTCTGGATCTGAGCATTTTATAAATTCTTGTATTTGTGCTTGTGTAAATGCCGATTTAGTATGGGGCTTTTTCACAAGTACATTATCTGTACCTTTTGCCGTTGCCATACAATTACTTATACTAGTAAGGTTTTTCGCCTGTTAGATACGGTAAACTAAACCATAAGCGGAACCACTCTGGAGTTCCTGGTTGGATATTGTGTTGCTGTTGATATTGAATTTTTTCGTTGGCAGTATGACTAATATTACTACCTTCTGTGCTTACTGTGCCTTCGCCCTTGTATTCTTGTAGTTTGCCTACATTCAAACCTGACAGACGTTGTATGTCGTACAAAGGATCGTTGCTATCTAGTACCGCATCTTCAACTAAGTCTTCTGTATTATAGAAGTCTTTACTGGTTAATCTATGTTCTCTAGACACCGTATTTGTTCCTTTTAGGTTTAGCTACTGGACTAGTTTTATTAACTTTATCCAGTTCTTCTGACCCTTTGGTACTGTGTGTTCTTTTTGTGAAGCCAAATTCTTTGCGTGCATGATCAATGATTTCTTGGTCTGCATCACTGTATCCAATGGTTGTGAATTCGCTGCCGATTGGTCCTTCTGTGTGTTCTACATCATTGGGGCTTTTTGCTAGAGCAACACCAAATCTATAGGCAACATAAGGATGACTATTGTTGTCAAGATATGGATAGCTGGTAATGTTAGAAAGTGCCTGTCTAGTGGCCTTTCTAACTTTACCTCGAGATTCTGCTATAATTTCTGAAACTTTCATTATTTTTTAACAGTTTTAATCATACTGTTATAACGTTTCCATAGACTGTCTTCAACTTCTTCTTTAACAGCCATTGGATTGTCACCAGGGTATTCTTTCTTGTACTGTTCTTTAGATTTATGTAGATCTGTACCACTTGGAATCGCAGCATCTAGCGGTGCAACTTGTTCGCGTGGAGTATTTACATACTCAATATCGCGATCTTCTTCAACTGCTTCTGCTTCGCTGGTCATGTCAACTACTGGCTCTGCTTCGTGCGCTGCTACAGCAATAACTGGCATACCACTTAGCTTGCGAATTAGATTAAGAGCATCCTCTTCACCTGTAGCACTAATGTTAACATTAATATCTTCTTTAACTGTATATTTCTTACCGTCCACTTCAAACTCCTTTTCGCCAGCAGCTTTAGCTTTGGCTAGTGCGCCAGAGAATTCATTACCTTCGCCCATTTCTTCTTCTTCAAGAGCAGATTCACCAAGATCACTAGTGTCTGTAAACTCTTTGCCACCTAGTTCAAACTTTTCACCTTTACGTGTAGCGGCTAGTTTACCAGTAAACGCATTACCTTCGTCCATAGTGTCTGGACTTTCTTCCATGTTTACTTCGTTATACACTTCATTTTCTTCTACTGGAAGACCTGCCAAACGAGCAATTTCGTCTAGCTCTTGCTCAACTGTTGTACCACCTAGAAGTGAATTCATTGGAGCACCACATTCAGCAATTTCTTGACAGTAGTGAGCATATGAGCTTGCTACATCACTGATAAAATCTTCGTCAGTCATAATAATATTACGAGCACGATTTGGTTCCATACCCTGTGCTACCATTTCTTGGCGAACTGCTGTAACAAAACTAGAATCAGCTGTGTTTAGTGTAGGATTCTTTTCTGCCAGAGCCTTGCCTAATTTTTCATAGAAATAGTCGCCTTCTTGTATCATACGACTTTCTTTAACCATAACAGGTTTTGCCTTAGTCAATTTGGCTTCACTGTTTTTAATAGTGTCACCAAATTCAACACCTTCTTCTACTTGGCCTTTATTGTGTGCTTTCCATGCTGTAGCGTAAGCAATACCTTTTTCTTTCTTAGTTAGTTTGCCGTCTTTAGCATATCCTTGTTTGATATGTTTAACCATACGTTCTGCTTTAGCGCCTGGGGGTGCTTTTTCATATACGTCAACCACTGGTTTGCCTTTAGGATCAATTTTTGCACCGCGCCCAGCTGTCTTGCCCTTACCTGCTTCACCGCGGCCAGCAATATGACGACTTGCTGTAGAAATAGGATTTTTAGCACTACCTGGTGGTAATTGTTTTGCTTTACCACCTTTGGCTTTGAAGTCTGCCATTGCTTGATCGTACTCTGCTTGGCTGTATTCGTTTAGTTCATCATCGGCATCGTCTTTCTGTGCGGCACCACCGTAGGCCTTGCCTTTAACAAATCGACTAGAGGATTTGTGATCACTGCCGTGTTCAGCACGGTCAGCTTCTTGTTTATCTTTTAGTGCTTGTAAGCGTTTACGTTTAGCTACTGCTTCTGGATCAATCGGTGCTGGATCGTACTCGCCTTCTTTAACTGCTTTTTTAGCCTTGGCATCTTTAGCGGCTTTTTTCATTGACTCTTTCTTGTCGCCATCTTTGTCTAAGTCAATATAGTCTGGTTTAGCAGCTTCGCCTAATTTTTTACCAGCGGCAGCGGCCTTTTGAAATTTTTCTTTGCCATATTTTTTACGACCAATAGCGGCGGCTACAGCTTCTGGATCTTCAGCACTGCCACCTTTCTTAACTGCGGCTACTGTTTTCTTAAAGCCCATGTATTTTTCTTCAAGATTTTTAACAGCTTCCATAATATCGCCACGTGGTTCCACGCTTTCATATACTGGTTCTTTAGCAACTTCTGCTGGTTTATCTTGTCCTGGCATCAAATTTTTTAACTTGCCTAAAATATCATACATATTGCTCATTATCTTTGTCCTTTTACTGGGCTTGTAATTTTATTCTGATGGCTACCTACTGGGCTTACGTCTCCTGTAGGAATGTCATTTAATGTTTTGCCATCTGCTGATTCTGTACCTTCAATGTCAAATTTAGCTGTGCTTAATTCTTTTAACAGACTACCGGCAGTTGCATATTGTTTGCTAGCTTCCTCATTCTTTACTTCTTCTAGAGGTTTGTCTAATACGCTTTCGCCTTTCTTAAATTCACGCAACTCGCTCTGCCCATCAACATTCCAACGCCAGATTTCTTCTGGATGGTTCTTAGGTACCACTAATACTTGATTATGAGGGTAACCAGCACGTTCAGCAATGATAGCCAATAGTTGTTGATCGTTTACCGGATATTTTAACACAGCATCAATTAGATAAATCTGGCAATTTTTCATGCTAGGAAAGTCAATATCGCTTTCCATAATAGGCAAACGCTTTGGATCACTCAGTGACTCAAGGCCATATGCTTCTAGCGCATTTTTTAGACGATCTAAATTTTCAGCTGGATCAATGTTGGCAATTTTAATACGAAACTCGTATGTTTTTTGTGCTTCTGTTAAATGTTGTAAAAAATTCTTCATACATAAGGATCCTATATTTGTTATTTATGCAAACTGCGCAGATTATTTGTTGGAGTGGTTGCCTAAAATTTGCTTTAGTAGCTCGTTACGATCAATAACAACACCTTGGCCGTCTTCTGCGTCAATGATGCGTTCGCCGTCGTTTTTCTTTTCTGCCTGCTCAATTTGATGATCAAGGCGTGCTTTTTTAAGTTGCAAATCAACCATGCGCAATTTTTTATCTAACTTAGCTTGTTTAGCTGTAATAGCATGTCCTAACAGTGTTCCTGCGGTAGCTAAGATATGTCCACTAAAACGTGCTTCCACATTCATACCTAGATCAACAAGATCTTGGAACTTTTCTTTGGCTAGTTCGCTCAGTTCGTCCAATTCTTTATCGCTAGTGTCCAGGTCGTTAACAAACGGCAGGGCAGCATCAATCTTATCTATAGCTGTGTCCACTGCTTCAATCAGTTCACGATTTTCTTCAATCGTATGCGTTGCTTCTTCGGTTGTAATCTCTTCAGAGGCAGGTAAATTAAATAGTTCACTTAGTTTTTGTGTCATAGTAATGTATTTAACGTTTTACGTTTTTGAAGATGTCGTATTCGGTTACTACACGAAAACGAATATTGTTGGCACGTGCCCACGCATCAGCGGCGGCCCATTTAGCCATGTTAACTGCTACCATAAGTTTATCCCTATAGCTTTTAGCAGTTTCCATTGTTACTTCTTTGCTTGGTTTAATTTCTACTAGCTCAGTGTGTTTACGTTGATTCTTGTCTGTGTAGACAATGAGAAAATCTGGAACATATATTGTTTGTTTGCCGCTTACAGGATTAAAGTAAGGAATCTGGATAGCTTCACTGGCCCAGTTTATTACTGCTGGATTGTTGTCACAAAAACTGCAAAAGGTAAACTCCCAGCTGCTTCTGTATGTAGGCATTTTTTTGCCTATATACTTTTCTGGGTTTTTTATTTGATATTTTCCTTGTGCATATTTGCTCATTAGGGTAGAATAGCTCTTTTAATATATTTGTTTGTCTGTGGTTGATTACTGATACCCAACAGACTAGTATTCACTCTGTCTAGATTTAATAACATCGTTAAATAGGCATTAAGTTCGTTTTCCTCGCGCACCTGTTTAACTATAAAATAATTAAACAATACGTCACCTGTAATGGTAACTATTCGTTCAGCACGGTAACCAGTTATAGTAGCCAATACTTCTTGTTGTGTAGAGTTATTATATTGTTTTTGATAAAATACATTTAGGGTAGGATTATAAAATAATTGTCCCATGCCAAAATCGTTTAAATTTTCTAAGATTGCCGAGTATGAATCAAACTCACTGTTAAACAATGCAGCATCAACTGGTTGTAGATCTTCCTTTAGCTTGCCTGACTTCATTCGTCTGAGTTCGTCAATTAGTAACATTGGTTCTATGCCTCTGCTAGCAGAGGTATACAATACTGCTGAAGCTAAAGTTGTGCCAGATTCTTTATTACCTGTAATTGATTCAAAAAAACCAATAACTGCGTCGTCAACGTTTTGACTAACTGACACCACTGGTTGATTTATGTTTTCAAAATATCCGGGTGCTTCGTTGATAGTAGCTACCGGTGGCAAATTTCCTGAAATTTTCATATTTTACCTTATCTAAAGATATTGGTTATTAATGGATTTGGACCAACGTTATTCTGTGAATTTATGTTATTTAAACCGGTACTTCTACCGTTGCCTATTCCGGATATAGCCTGTGTTGCCTTGGCTAGCCCATCTTTAATTGTGCCCGAGGTAGGAACAAATATTGGACTAGTAGGATTGTTGCCGCGTAAGATGTTTACAGCGGTTTGTGTTAGTTCTGCTCTTGCTGCGTCTTTGAGGCTGATATTTCTTGCGTTGTTGGCTACGCGAACTCCAGTTATAGCCGCTCCTAGGAAATTGCCACTCTGTACTGCGCCAATTATATCGCCCACTCCTTGTACCAGACCACCCGGGCCAAGTATACTACGAGTTCCGCCGCCTAAGGTACTCAACGGGCTAGGAGTATTATCGTAGTGACCTCTATTAAATCCTTGTACTGTAGATGCACTCACTGGTCCAGTTTCATACTTCACAGCCTCATATGCGACTGTCATAGTATGTTCCATTAGTCCGTATTCACCGGCTGTGTGCTGTCCATGTTGGAAGTTTATAATTGTAGGTTTTACTAATACATAGCTAGTAAAAGTTTTTTGGTGGAAACTATAAATTCGTATGCTGTTAATGTATGCCAGCGACCCGTCAATACTTGATCCGTTAATTGGGCCATACCCCCATTTTTGTGTAGCACGGTCTTTATATTTGTGCGCCATTTTAAACAAGGCTTCGTCATGATCGGCGTCGCGATAATAATGTTCGTAATAACCTTTCCAGAATTTTAGTACCACATCAGCACTGTCATCATGAAAAGTAATGTTTATTGGCTCGTAGTTTATTTTTTCCTGTACAATATTTTTTCTGTTATAAGCATTTAACACACGATTTTGTACAGTATATCTTGGCAAGGTTACGTTCTTTGCCATTAAGCCTATTTCGCTTGGATCGTTATAGTTTACACTTGGATTGACATCAATGTAAACATGATATAGTGCCTGTGATTTTGGACCTAGTCTATAAACGCCGTCAACAAAAGTTCGTGCACCGTGTTGATAATCACGGATCTGATCGCCTGTAGCGATTTGATTTAAGAACTGATTTCCAAATAAGGCCATTGTTTATTCCATTTATATTATTTATGGCAATAAAAAAGCCCGGATTTTAACCCGGGCTCGTGTTTTGTAACTTTTCGTCTGACTATTAGCCAGTAATTGCTCCAACACCACCTACAGATCTTACAAAAGCTCTGCCAATTTCGCTGCCAACGCCTGTACCAATTGGAGTTTGGATTGCGTTATCGTAACGAATGTTTAATGTTAATGTCATCGGATCATTTGATGAATACTCAGCATTAGCATAGTCAACGCTAGTTAAGAAGCAACCATACATTTCCCATGTTTCTAATACTGTAAGTTCATTAGCACCATTGCCGCCATCTAACACTTCAAAACGTGTTAAGAATTTATAGTCAATACCTGTAGCAGCACTTGATTGCTCCATGAAGTCGAATTGTTTTTGTAATTGTTCGCCAACAAGTCTAGAAACTTCGCCACCTGCATCATCACGTAATGTACATGTAACTGGTTCCCATGTAGGCTTACCAGCGTAGTAAACACGGCTATTGTAGATAGGAATTTCCAGTGGATCAAATGTTAGCACTGGACGTTTAAAATCCATTACCTGTTTAGTTAGCTCTGAAGTAGGTTGGCTAACACCAAAGTTTTCAAAACTCACGCGGAAGCGGAATTTTAACTTAGGCATCAACAGACCTTGAGTACTAGCACTTTGGTTAGTAGCTAACGGAACTGTAAATTTGTTTAATGATGATGTTGCCATCTTTTTCTTCCTTGTTTTATATATTTACCTGTTTTTCACTTACGCTATGGAGGAGTCTCCTCCTCCATAATATGCGTATTTAATTGATTATAATCCAGCAGCTATATCGCCAGTGCCTTTGATACGTACTGGAATATAGATAAACTCAATGGCCTTAACTGGTTCAATTGCGATGTCAATCCACAACTCGTTACGATCGATACGATCTGGAGTATTGTTGGTGTCATCACAAACTACTAGGTAGTCGTATAAACCACGTTTAGCAACTAAGTCGTTTAACACTGCTTCAAACGCACTCTTAACTTGATTACGTGTAATAGTGTCGTTTGGTTCAAAGATGAACGGACGAGCAACTTTATCTAGTACTAGGCGTAGATAACATATTAGACGAGCCACGTTAACACGATCCATTGCACTAGTCATTGGACTACGTGTTTTTTGTCCGTATGCCACTAAACCTACGCCAGGTAATACTGTTAATGGGTTAACACGGTTAGTGTACAATACATCACGTAGACCTTGTGTTACACCAATTGATTTAAACACATTACTATCAGTGGTATCAATGTAACCAATAGAGCTGATATTGTCTAGTACACCACGACGTACACCAGCTGGAGCAAACCATGGATAGCTTTGGTTATCGCTACGGATGTATGTACGTAACATAGCATGACTTGGTGGTACAACTACACTGTTACCATCTAAGTTTGTTGCTAATCCGCTTGGATAGTAAACACCCACATACTCACTGGTTGCTACTAGACCGTCAGGACCGTTATCAGTGGCTAAGTTTTCATTGGCAGACCATGCTTGTACACTAGTTGAACTACTGTTCAATGTTAGTGGGCTGTCACCAATAATAAACGCTGTCTGTTTACGATCGTTGTTTAATGTAATTAAGTTGTTGATTAACTCTGGGTAGCCTGGGCATACCATCAAGTTAAATTCAACTTGTTCTTCACGTAAGTTTACACTTGACTCAACTGCGGCTTTTAGTGCTTCAACTACAGTGTTACGTTGTGCTTTGCTTCCAAAATATGGAACGCCATCAGGAGCTACACCACTGTGTGTTACCCAGGCAGATTTAACTGTTGGGTTAACTGTACCTGTAAATCTATCAGGGTTACTAAACCACTCGCTTTCAAAACGTTTAACATTGTAACCACTGCGACGTGTGTTGAATAATAAACTACCGCGTGGGTATAAACGATAATCTGGACAATCATCGTCAATATAATTGCTTAGTGATAAATCTCTAATAAATGGTAATTCACCAGTAATTGGATTAATATCGCCATTGGTGCCCCAACGAGCATCTGCAAAAACGATACCATCAGATGTAACTTGATCAGTATTGTCAATTAGATCCCAAGTTGTACCATTATAACGACGAATCACAGGATAGTTCTCTAAATCACTAGTGTCTACCCACAAATCACCCGCTACAACGTTTGTAGTACCATCAGCTTGTTTACTTGGCTGTGTAGCACTTAATATTGGGCCTTCAGGATCGGTATTTGTTAAATCATAACCACGAGCATCGTTAGCTACAGTGCCATAACCTTTCCAACCGCTGCCATCATGAACCATGATATCAACTTCTAATGGATTATTATAGTACCATAGTGTGCCATCTACAGGATCACTAAATGGTGCTGTTGTAGAAGCAGTATATGCCAACGGAGTCCATGGGCTTGCTAGATATACTTGTCCAGCAGTAATAATTTGGATATTATCTGCCGGTGTTGCTGCAGTGATTCCAATATCAGCTAGTACAGTACCTACACCGTAGGTGAATTTAATTAAACCGCCTGCTAAGTGACTAATGCTGATTGCACCACTAGATTCAACGTTTGCTACTACGTTAGGCAAATTAGCAGCTAAAATTGCAGCCACTAAACCTTCAGCTGAACAGTCGCCACCGCCTTCGTCGGGCAGTGTGATAGTAGCAGATTGTGTTACTTCTGTACCTGGAACGCTTACTTCCATAGTGAAAGAATCGCCTGCATCAAGTACAAATGGACTTGCAGGGACACTACCTGTTACTTTTAATACACCAGCAACTTGTTTTAGATAAACTTTAAATGTTGCTGTGTTAGTACCTAGTGTATCATATTTTACATATAAAGATCCTGCGGTAATTTGTGTACCACCGCCTACTGGATCTAAACCGTATACAGCCGCAAAATCGTCTTGATACAATGGAGTTGCTAGTAGTGTAAATCCTGCTAGAGTTGAACTATATTGTTTAATTGGGAAAACTGCACCGTTACCAACTGCGCTTGTTTTAAACCACACACTACCACTTGGACGTGGTGTAGCATCTGTTGGGCGCCATGCTGGAACATCTCTATAGTCGCTGAACTGTACTGCTGGTACAAACAATGTTTTACCAGTTATGTGTACGTTAGCGGCTAGTTCTGCGGCAGTAAATAAACCAAGTTTTTCTGCGGCGTCAGTTGCACCAACAGTTGTTCCTGATTTAATAACAATCTTACCATCTGGAAGAGATACATTACCAGTACTTGCGGCTGTTCCATCTGCGCGGATTTCTAACTGTCCACTTGTATTAACTGTAGCTGTAACACCTTGAATACCTGCAGATGCGATATCTGTCGCTACAGAAGAAACTGTAGAACCTGTTAGTGTTACGTTTGATCCGTTAATTACAAACTTTTGACCACTTGCTAATGTTGTTGGATTAGATTCGCTACCAACAATAGTAGGTACCGCTAGTTTCCATGCGTTGGAACCAACTAATACCCATGTGTTGTCATAGCGTTTTAAATATACAGGAACTGATGTAATAGTAGCATTTACAGCGTAATCGCCAATTGCTCCGTAGGAACTAATTGGTGCGCCACCACCGCCTAAATAATCAGCGTCTGTGATGATGTCTGCTGTGACATTGTTAAATGATGCAGAATCGCCTGTTACTACAAATTCATGTAGACCAAGTTGGCTAAATCCTAAATCTAACCAATAAATTCCGTCTGGTGGTGTTCCAGTTGGGCGGATTGCTGTGCCTTCAAGTTGATTCAAATCAACATCAGCACGTTGTACATACACACGATTAGCCACACCTAATGCGCTGTATGCTGCTAGTAAACCATATTCATTACGCTCATCACCATTGATTGGGTTGCCGTTAGCGTCTTGTTGGAATACTGGGTAGCCAAACGTACTAATTAATTCACGTTGGCTAGTTACTGTATATAATCTTTCAGCGTTTGCTTGTGTAGTACCGCTAGCAATCGCAGAACCTGACTGGTCCAGCTTGTCTTGAGCTGTTGCAATAAGTATGTATGGTACGGTACCGACCGCGGTTGGTTGATATTGACTTTCGTCACTTACGGTAACCTGTACTCCTGGGGAAATTAGTGCCATAGTAGAGTATCCTTTATTAATAATACTTTGTATTATTTATTTGTTATTTTAAAAATCAGTGGCTTAAGGCGCCTTTGCAAAGGTTCGCGCCGCTAGATATCATAAATACAGAATGCAGTACCGTCCTTTATGTCAATCTTGTGGTAAAATGCCAGCAGCTATTAACTATGTTAAGGGCAATACTACGCATTTTAGAAGTCGCTGTGCGGCCTGTATTCGCAAAGGTCGTAAACTGAAACCGCAGACTCCTAATTGGGCAGTGAGCGGATACAAAAAGAAACCACACTGTGAAAAGTGTGGCTTTCAAGCAAAGTATAAAGAACAGTTATTTGTTTACTATATTGATGGTAATCTTAACAACGGAAATCATCATAATTTAAAAACAATTTGTGCTAATTGTCAAATTGAAATTGCTAAACAAGGGTTAGGCTGGCGTCAGGGAGATCTTGTTCCAGACTTTTAGGAGTTAAAAACTCTTCCATTTGTTCAAACAAATCATCTAATGTTCCGTCGTTATGTAAGATCGTATCAAAGTTGCTGCCCACCCAACTGTATTCGCTAGCATGTACACCTTTGCGCTCTAGGTCTTCTTTACCTAAGGCCCATCCTATTTTACGTTTACCGGCATTGTAGTTTAGTGCAGAATTGTACCAGTCTGGCTCAGGACCTCGTTTAATACGTATAACTTCGCCACCTGCAGCTTTAATGGCTTTAATTTCATTAGGGAAACGACAGTCTGTGATTACAATGTCGTCTTTGCTCTGGCGCAGTCTATTTTCTAAACTAGCTACCCAGATATCGTTATGAAATCCTTTGCGGCATACTTCAGTACCCCAGTACTGTAGGATCCAACGAGGAGTAATTTCACGTCCTAAACGCTCAGTCCACCATGGGTCTACTTGCTCGCGCCACTCACGGCTAGCTTTGGTGCGCCCTTCAAGTAGTTCACGGTCCCAACCAAAAACTAGGCTTACAGCGTCCTTAAGACTGTTAGCAAAGCTCTCTCTTTTAAATCCATGAAAATTAACTAGATAGTCAGCGACTGTGTCTTTGCCGCTGCCAATGAAACCGCAAATGCCGATAATACGACTCATAGAATCTCCCCGTTGATAATACTATTATAATAGATTACAGATAATACAGTCTAGCTTTTTGGTTAGCCAGTGATCCATGTTAATGGCATACCACCATCGGCATAGTTGGCTATATCTTCATCTAGTTTATCCAACAATGCCTGCCCTTCCGTTTTTAATTGTGTACCATTGAGTGTTGTACCGCCACCAGGGCCTGCAATACTAGAGAATTTTTCACGTGCTTGACCAATGCTCATCATTACTAGTGCATAGGCATAGTCTTGTATCCACGGAAATGCGTGTATGTCATTTAACAGCATGATGTCTGGTTTATAGTTATCGATGTGTAACAACACGCTTTCGCTGATGCCTTCGTTGAAATTTTGTCCAAAGAATGGAATTTTACGAGTTAAGGTAAGTTTTTTAGTTGTGCGGTTGAATGAAAATTGTATGTAACCACCAAACATACGCATAGCAAGTTCTTGATATCCTACAAACAATTCATAGTTTACTAGTCCACCAACACGCCCTGCTACTAACATATAAGTGTTTAAGTAACCACTTGCAAACGGTTCAAACTGACTAGCTGTTGTACCTGTAACGCTACCAATACCACGACGGTACATAGCACGCACATTCATTATCTCTTTAGGGAGTACATATTCTTGAGTTTCAGGGTGTATATCTAAGAACGCATAACTTTCTTCTACACTGTTTGAACTGCGTTGACGATAGCGAATTAATGCTTGTTTAATAGCCATATCAAAGTGTTCTTTGTCAGCTTCAATATCAACAATACCGTCGCCTAATCTCAAGCGAATATATTCAATAATAGTATTTCGTTGAGTATTAACAGTGTCTAACTGATCTTGAATACTTGGGCTACTAAAGTCGATGTGTCCGGCGCCTGTACCTGTATTAGCGTTAAATAGGCTGTCTGTGGTTAGACTTAGATTAGCTGTTAAATTTCCGGTAGGTGTGGCCATAAAAATATCCCGTTACTGTGTATTTATTATCAGCAACGGGATATTTTAGTTTACTGAACTTTAAGTAAAACTGTATCTTGATTAATGCGTCCGTTGAGTTTAATTTCAGTGGCTTTGATATTGTCTAAGAATTTACGTAGTTCTACTTTGCCTGCACTCATAAACTCTTTAATTTGTTGCTCAGGTTTGCGCAAAGTTTTTTGTACGCTATCACTTTCTTTGAATCCTGTGATAGTAGTACCTTTAACATTCAACGCACCGCCCATGTCTTCAGCTACATACTTGCCAAGTTTACGTGTTTTAGTGTTGTAAACCCACAAAACTTGTGCGCCGATAATATCAACAGGATTAATACTTACAGCTTTAGTTACAGTATCATTCTTCAAATACTTAAGTTTAGCAACAAGTTTTTCTTTAGCAGGCGGTTTACGTACACTTGCTTTCTTAGTAGCTTTCTTAACCTGGCCGTATTGTGTGAACGCATCAAAAAGAGCTGTATAAAACGCTTCGTAACGCTTGTAGTCTGCTGACTTAAGATGTGCGTAGGCATCTTTCATGTCTTCATCTTTAGTACTCTTTGCTTCGTTAAACTCAGCACGGCTACGCTCAAACGGACTAAGAATACGTGCTAGTGTAGCAGGTGCCACGTTTTTAGCTACCAAATACTCGTAGGCTTTTGGGTCGACAGTTTCACCGGCAAACAAACGATCTTCTAGTTCAAGAAAATGTAGTTGATGCTTGTCTGCTATTGCGTTCATACGATCTTGGATTGTAGGCGCCTTTACGTCTGTTTTAGAGGCCTTTTTAGTATCCGTCGTTGGCGCATCGTCATCATCTGCAGATTCTTCTTGCAGTTTGATAACTTTTTCTACTGTAGCCAGCAAATACTCTACATGCTTGTCACGCAAGGGCATACCTTTAGTGTGTGCTCGAACAATAGCGCAGGCTGTAAAAGGAGTTAGATTATCTTTTGTTTTAGCATAATAATCTACAGTTGCTTTATCAAGTTTATGATATTGGCTATCTTTAGCCGTGTGCTCACGCAACCATGCTACAAAGTATTTCTTAAGATCTTTAACACCATAGTAGTAATTATAGTAGCGCAAGGCTTTACGCAAATGGTGATCAAATTCCTCATCTGTAAACTGTAGGGCACGTTCTGTGTCCCATACCGGTTCAGTACCTGTATACTTTTCATCCACAAACAGTGGATCGCGTGCTGCTTTCTTTGGTGCTTTACCTTCAACTTTAATCTTAGCCATTTGCCATTTCCTTTTCTAGCTCTCGTTTAACCATTTTATAAGCGGTTTTATCGTATGTGTCTAAGTCGTCCCACTCACTATCCATTTGTGCCAGGGCTCGCCATAAATCTTTATTGTAAAAACTAACTGCCGAGTACGCTTCTTCTATCGTCATTATAAACATAATTTATCCTGCAAGTAATACCGCAAAAGTTATCATACGTTCGTAGTTTGCTATCTCTTGGTTGATGTTGTCAACCATTTTTTTGTGTACCCTAGTCTGTTTGCCTAGTCTACGACAGTTTATTTCTTCTTTACTTAGTTCTTTAACCATCAAGCCAATATTATGACTGATATTCCACATTTCATGACTGTACTTTTTCATTCTGTGTACAGGTGCTTCTATGCGTGTTTGCACACTTGCCCAGTCCATGCTAGTTTGTATTACATTATTCATTTTCGTATTATAGCATCAATTGTCGCTGTTGTCAATCTCGCTAAATACTAGATATTATAGGATATTGTAATGCCACGTTTAAGTTTATGGCGCCCTACTCATACTAATGACTATAGGTTTTTTGATAGAACTATTTTTGAGCAATTTACAGTAGGTGCTACAGATATACACGTTCACAAGTATATTGGTCCAATGGATCAAGGTGCTTCGATTGAAACTACTGCGGCTCAAATTGCCGCAGGTCCTGTGCTAACTTTTGCAAATACGTTAGGTGTATCTGTTGGTATGTATGCCACTGGTCCTTACATTCCCAACAATACTACTGTTATTTCTAAGACTAGCACCACTGTTACCTTATCAGTGAGCAGTACATCTGCTGTGCCAGTTGGATCTGCAATCGTATTCTACTCTGACGCTACTCGCCCAGCGTTTTCTGGCGACAATCCGTTAAACATACAAGATTTACTTTTCTTAGAAAACCGAGACAGAAAGTATGACACTAGTGTCTATGTAATGCGTGGATACTATCGTATAAACGACAACGATTTTGATCTAACACAGTTTGGATTATTTTTAACCGGCGACACTATTTTCTTAACTGTACATTTAAATGATATGGTAGAAAAAATGGGCCGTAAACTTATGGTTGGCGATGTCATTGAATTGCCGCACTTAAAAGATTATTATCCATTGAACGATCAGCTACAAGCGGCACTGAAACGCTATTATGTAGTACAGGATGCTACAAAATCCGCCGAGGGCTTTAGTCCAACATGGTGGCCACATCTATGGCGTGTTAAACTGCAACCTTTAGTAGACAGTCAAGAATACAAAGACATTCTTAATAACATTGCCGCCGGCGATACTAACAAAGATGGTGTTGTTGACGAAAATGACAAGACTCTAAGCGAATTACTCAGCACCTATAATAAATTTATTGATGTTAATGATGCTATTATTGAGCAAGCTGAAAAAGAATTACCATACAGCGGGTATGACACTAGCTCAATCTACACCGAACCATTGTTAAGTGATGGTAGACCAGGAGATCCTTCAGCAGTTGATGCCAGTGATACTACCGCAACAGATGCCAGCGACGGGGATGGTAGTCCCGACGCTAGTGCGCAGACAAATATTTCTCCAGTTAAGGTAACAGGATATCTAACTGGTGATGGAACTTTACCCAACGGATACGCAGTAGCCGCAGGTATTAGCTTCCCAAGTGCGCCCGATACAGGCGACTTCTTCTTACGCTTAGACTACATGCCTAATCGATTATTCCGATTCGATGGCCGTCGTTGGGTCAAAGTAGAGGACGCAGTAAGAACTAACTTAACTCCTGGCGTTACAAATAAAACTTTACGCAGTACTTTTGTTAATAACGAAGGTGTGCGTTACAAAGGTGGCCTTGCTTGGGACGCAATCAGAGTCTCAGACCCTTACACAGCCAACGCAAATGCAGCAACGCAATCGTTTACATTATCATCTAAAACAGTGGTTACTAAAGTTCCGTATAACAGCGCCTATAGAGTAAAAACTGTACTAGAGGGTATTACTATTACAAACACTGTAGCTAACACCAGTGGCAATTTATCTTTTACTATGAGCAACACACTAAATTCCGGAGACATCCTAGAGTACACTGTTTATCAACAGGGTATTAACGAGCGTCAGAATCTAAGTGATGCACTAAGACCAACGGCGGATAACTAATGGCAGCACAACAACAATTTTTCTATGACGGTCAAATCAGACGCTTTATTCAGCAGTTTATTCGTTTGATCAGCGGATTTCAAGTTGAATTTGGCAGAGATCGCGAGGGCAATAGAACCTTACAACGTGTACCTGTTTTCTATGGTGATAGTAGCCGCCAGGTTATGAACATCATTCAAGGCAACACAGAAAGTTCCTTGCCTACTGTTCCTGCTATGGCTGTGTATATTAGTAATCTACAGTACGATCGCAACCGTGTACAAGATCCCAGCTTTGTTGGTAAGATGCACATCAGACAACGTGAGTTTAATCAAGAAACTGGCACCTATGAACACACCCAGGGCAATGCCTTTACCATTGAACGACTAATGCCTGTACCACATACACTAGAACTAAAAGTAGATATCTGGACTAGCAACACTGAGCAAAAACTACAGTTAATTGAACAGATGTCAATACTGTTTAATCCCGAATTAGAAATACAATCAACTGATAACTATGTAGACTGGACTAGCTTATCAATGGTGCTGCGTACTGGACTAAATTGGAGTAGTCGAAGTGTTCCTGTTGGTCCAGATAATCCAAATGATGTAGCAACATTTACTTTTGAAATACCAATTTGGTTAAGTGCACCAGCTAAAGTTAAAAAACTTGGGGTTATACAAAAAATTATTTCTAGTATACACGATTCTAATGGCGACTTAGATGCCGCTATTTGGGATGGTACAAATTTACTAGGAGCAAGACAATATTTTACACCTCTTGATTACGGTGTGTTATTGATTGGTAATACTTTAAAATTATTAAAAGTAAGTGAATTTGCTGATCCTAGAGACCCAACTTTAGAACCTCAAACAAAAGTAGGCACCAGAGATAATTGGCCAAACTTAATAGATATGTATGGCGAACTAACCAATGGTGTTAGTCAGGTTAGGTTATCAAATCCTGATGGGTCAGAGATTGTTGGTATAGTAAGTTTCCACCCTACAGATGATAGTCTACTAATTTTTAATGCTGATATTGACACCTATCCAGCTAATACTTTGGAACCGATAGATGCTATAGTAGATCCTAGAAAAAATACAGCCGTTGCAATGGCATCATCAGCAGTTGCTGGCACAAGATATCTAATATTAAACGACATTGGAGATCCAAACAACGAAATTGGCACTGGGCCTAGCGCCTGGCGCGGTAATAATGGGTTAGATCTTTATGCCAAGGCCAATGATATTATCCAATACAATGGAACACATTGGGTCGTTTCGTTTGACAGCACAGGGTCAAATAATGTACAATATGTTAGCAATCTAAATACTGGAATTCAATATAAATGGGATCTCAATCAGTGGGTCAAAAGCTGGGAAGGCGAGTACAAAAACGGAGAGTGGACTCTGGTCCTCTAGAAGGAGTAGGTACTTTCATTTATAGTGTTTCCACTAGACGCTATCTTTTTCTATTACGCAACACCAAAAAATACGCAGGCACCTGGGGCCTTGCAGGTGGAGCGATCGAAGCTGGTGAAAATTTATTAGAAAGTTTGTATAGAGAGTTAAACGAAGAACTAGGCTTTTCTTTTGAAAATACAAAAGTCATACCTATAGAAAAATTTACCAGCGACAAAAACAACTTTAGTTATCACACTTTTTTATTACCGGTACAAAATGAGTTTACACCTATTCTAAATAGAGAACATAAGGGTTATTGTTGGGTAGGTTTAGATGATCATCCTAAACCTTTACATCCTGGGGTTTGGCGCACAATTAATTTTAAAGAAGTAATTGAAAAAATTAAGACTGTAGAAGCTATTTTATAGGTCAGTTTCTAAAACAAATGTTCTGTGGTTAATTGATCTTACGTTTGGTAGATTTTCCCAAACTTTAGGCAACGGGTGATTTATTTTTGGATATACAAAAGCAAAGTCAACTTCGTTGTATACACGAGCTAATTCTGCAAAATCATTTCTCCATTTAACATCAGACACTGTGGCATTTAACAAATCGTAATTTGGTGTGTTAGCATAGACATTGTAATTATAATTTACTGTGTCTTGTTGATCAAACCCAAAAAGATATATCTTTTTATGTCCATCAAATGCTGCAAGATAGGCAGCGGTAGTTCCCGCATCGGTGTAAGGGTCGTGTGGTATTAAATAAAATTTATTAGGATGATCTAGCATTACTGGGGCGTGAGCATATACAATATGATCTTTAGTATAACCGCTATCAATAATCTCAGATACTATACCAGAATTGCCAACTGCTACTAAGAAATCAGGTTCAAAATCTCTATATAATGCGTTACAACCATAGGTTTGTAATGTTCGAGACCCATACAATCCACCACGGTGTCTCTTAATAAGATTGATATCAAACTCAAGTCTACTAGGTCCGTTGCCTAGTACTACAGCTTGATTTGAGATTTGATTGTTTATCACCGCATTTGGCACGCTTTCTGTTGTGTCGTGCCAAACTCCTGATATGTAGTGACGTTCGACTACTATATTTTCACTGGTGTAAACATTACGATACGACTTATTAAGTTTTAACATTTTAATCCTTACGCAATATATGTAGTTGCTACTTTAACGTTACTGTTGGATAATGTTGAACTTGTGTAGTATAATATCACGTTACTACTTTGAACATTAGCACTCAGCGTACCTAATTGTCCGTTTGAGTCAACAATACCGTAAGTAGTTACGTAAGCATTGGTTCCATCAGTCGTTACTAGTGCTTCCATTACTTGTAAGTTACCTGCACCTTGTCTAACTTGGACAATGTATTTTGCACTAGTGTAACTAGTTACGCTGTATCTATCAATTTCTGTAGCTACGTTTGCTGAAGAAACAGATGTAGAGCCAGGATCAAACGCAGTTTTTGTAGAACTCTTATAAGTCCAAACACCATTTGTTGTCATTACTGCACGTAATGTTTTGGCGCCAGCACCAGAGAATATCTGAGCACCATCTGCATCTGTTGGTGTAAATGCTACTTGACCGTTTGAGCTAGCCACTTCTGCACCAGCTGTTGATGTTGTTGTAAGAATACGTACATCAATTAAGTCTCCATCTGCAGGCGGTTCACTAAATGTTAGCGTGTTGCCTGTAATACTGTAAGATACAGTTGGTAACTGTGTAATACCGTTAATAGTTACTATAGTACCATTGGTAGTTGTGTTGCCACTTAATGTATATACGTTTGCTGAACCATTGCCTGTAAACTGATCGCTAGTAATAATAGTAAATGTAGAATCAGATCCAGCAACTTCCCATGCAGTACCAGTATAGTATTCTAGGTTAACAGTCGATGAGTTGAAACGTAGCATACCTACTACATCTACGTTTCCGCTGTTGCCAGGACGATCGGCTGTGCTACCTACTGGAATTTGAATAGAAGTATTAGCGTTAAATTTAGCTACCGCACCGTATGTTGGTGTTGCGTTACTACCACCAATAATTACTGCACCTTGAGCACTGTCTGCGTGAATTAATGTTGTAGCCGCTGTACCTTTAACTGTAAAATTATCAAAACTTTGACTACTGTTAATTACTGCACCATTTGCCACGGTTGCGTTTGATGCAACATTTAGCGCACCACCAATACCAACACCACCAACTACAGTTAATGCCCCTGTGTTTGAAGTTGTTGAGCTGATGTTACTTAGTATTTTAACATTTGAGTAATCGGCACTTACTTTTACTATTAGATTATCTTCATTAGTCGATGTTGAAATGTTTATGTCTTTGCCTACACCTGCACCAATGATATTTAAATTGCCGCCAGCAGTGCTGATAAATGCGTCGTTAGCCTTAATAATACTATTAGCAATATTAAATCCTGAGCCGGCAATACTTAATGTTACGAAATTACTTTCGCCAACGTTATTATCTGCTACTGCTACATAATTTGTTGTTGCAACATTACCACTGCTTAGGTTACGCAAGTTCATGCCAGCTGCGGCATTGATATTACCAATTGCAACGATCTGGCGCTCTGGGAAACTTACGTTAGCACTTGGATCATCTATACCAACAGTTAATATTTTACCTGAGCGTATGTTGATATTTCCATCAACACCTATACCACCGTTGACTACTACTGCACCGTTACTATAATTAGTAGAAGCTATACCAGCATTTGCATATAAAATATTTCCTACACTGGCTGTACCGCTAGTAGACAATGTTGTGAACGCACCAGTGCTTGGTGTTGCGTTACCAATTGGTGTGCTATTAATTGCTGTGGCACTGGTTAATCCAAGTCCTGTGGTGCCACTTGATGTTAATGTTGTGAATGCGGCTGCCGCTGGAACAACATTTCCAATTACTGTTCCATTGATGCTAGTTGCTGTTAACGGGCCTACATTTGCTGTGCCACTAGCAGTTAAGGTTGTAAATGCACCCGTGCTTGGAGTTGCATTACCAATTGGTGTGTTATTAATAGCGGTAGCACTGGTTAGCCCTAAGCTAGTATTTCCACTAGAACTTAGTGTTGTGAATGCACCTGTGCTTGGTGTAACATTACCAATTTCTGTACCGTTGATAGATGATACACTTAAAGATCCAGCGTTCAACGTAGTAAATGTACCTGCAGCAGGTGTTACATTACCAATTACTGTGTTATTAATGTCGCGTGCATTTAAACTTAGATCAACATCTAGGTTATTTTTAACTGTAGTAGTGCCTGTTGCGGCACCTAAGTTAAGTGCAGTTGCAGCTCCTGCAAAATTAACTGTGGTAGCGTTAGCGTTAACTAAATTAAATGTACCAGCAGTAGTTGTTAAATCACCGCCATTGATTGCGGCATCTCCACTTAAGGTTAAACCTGCTGCAGTAACTGATTCAATAAGTGTAATATTATTGGCATTAACGTTACCAAGTACTCCAACACCGCCGGTAACAGTCAACGCACCTGAGAATCTACCAGTTGATTGTGTACCCGGATTATTAAATACTGCGGTAATATTACTTGCTGTATTTCCACCAACAATAACGCTAACTTTCTTAGTTCCAGGTGTACTTGCACCCACAACCAAATTACCGCCTTGGCCTGTTGTAACGTTACCTTGTACATACATGTAACCATCGTTAGCACCTAGCGCATTAGTTAAGCTGTTGTCTTGTGTACCATCCCAGTTAGATGTAACAATACCCATGTCAATGTAGTGATCGTAGTCACTACCATCGCCTGCTGTTGCTACCCAGTCTGTACTTGCCTTAGCACCGGTGTTAACGTTCTCAAAGTTATTTTGAGCGTAGTTATTAATGTCGGCCGATGTTTGTAGTACTGTGCTCGGTAATTGTGCATACCCAGTTACACCTGCATATAGTGCGCCAAAACCATTGGCATCACCGTAGAATACACCAGCGTTACCAGTTAATACATAGCTGCTACCGACAATGTTAATGTTACCACCAACATATAAATTACCACCAACACTAGCACCACCGGTTACACGGAAGGCACCTGTGCCTGCACCTGTGGCTGCAGTAGCATCAGTTATTTGAGTTACACCACTGGCAGTTAAGGTTGTAAATGCACCTGTGCTGGCTGTAGCGTTACCAATTGGTGTATTATTAATTGCGCCAGCAGTGGTTAGGCCTAAACTTGTGTTGCCCGTTGATGTTAGTGCTGTAAACGCACCTGTACCTGCTGTAGTCGCACCAATATTAAAGTTATCAATTGTACCTGTGGTAGTACTTACGATAGTAAATGCTGTGTTAGCATTAAGCGCAATACTTCCTGAAACTGCTGCACTAACATTTTGTGTTGCATTTATTTGTGTAAATGTACCAGCCGCTGGAGCGGTGTTACCAATTACGGTACTGTTAATGTCACGTGCTGATAATGTTTCGCCTACAGTGGCACCATTGGCTAACTCAAGTGAAGTACCATTTAATAGTTTGTTAAGGTTCCAGCTGTCATCTGCGTTAGCATAGGTAAATGTAGCATTTGCTCCGTCTACTGTTAAACCAGCACCGTTAGCTGCCGCAGCACTAGCTGCGCCTTTGGCTACTGTAATATTCAAATCTTCAACGTCTAAGGTTGTAGTGTTAACAGAAGTTACAGCACCATCAACTTGTAGGTTACCAGTAATCACTACGTCGCCGGCGACATTTAAATTGCCACCAACACCAACACCGCCACCAACAACTAAAGCACCAGTTGACGCATTCGTGCTTTTTTCTGTACTTTGTACTGTTAGGTTACCAGCTGTTTTGGTATTAGCACTGTCTATTAGAGTTTGACCATCTAAATTCTTACCGATGGTAATGTCTATAGCGTTTGTAAATGCGTTAATGCTACTGTCAGGTGATGTTAACAAGTTAACACTGTTTGCTGCACTGTTAATAGTAGTTGCGTTTGGCAACCAAACATTGCCATTATTAATTGTTACAGTGCCTGTAGCACCACCAATATCTAGTGTTGTGGCTGCGCCAGCAAAGTTTACTGTAGTGGCTGTACTATCTATTAGATTAAATGTTGTTTGAGTAGTAGTTAAATCACCACCATTGACTGCTAGATCGCCTGTGGCTGTAATATCACCTGTAACACTCACTGCTGCATTTGCATCATCTAACGTTACAAAACCAGTGTAGAATGTTGTTTCGCCGGTAGTAATTTTAACAACTTCAACACCATCAACGTTAGCTGTAATGTCACCTGGGTTTATGCCATCGTCTGTTAATGTTAAGAATGAATCATCTGCAACCAAGTTGCTAACAGCACTTGATAGAGCAGTGTTTAAATAATTTAGTGTTACTGCATCTTGACTAGCAACCGGATCGGCTACGTTAGCTAGTACGGCACCCGAAACATCAACTTCACCACCAGCAGAATTAATTACTAGATTACCAGATGATGTAGATAGTGTTTTAGATCCGCCATCGATGCTAACATCTAGTACTGATAATGTATCTCCAGTGAAGGTTAAGTTGGCGCTATCACCAAGATCACCACCTGAGCCAGCGACCACAATACGACCACTGGTCAATGATTGATCTGTCAATGATGTAAATGTACCGGCTGCTGGAGCAGTGTTACCAATTACTGTGTTGTTAATATCGCGTGCTTCAATAGTCAAACTAACATTCAAATTATTGCGAATGTTTGTTGAACCAGAAGTTGTACCAATTGTAATTAAATTAGCACCACCAAGAACATTGGCTGTTTGTACTGTGCTGTTTAATAAATTAAATGTTGTAGCTGTTGTAGTTACGTCACCGCCGTTAACTGCTAGGTCACCGGTCAATGTAGTATCACCAGTTACTCCTAGTGTTCCGCCAACTGTGGCATTACCATCAATGTCAACTAAAGCATTTCGTAAAGTAACTGTACCTGAAGTTGCGCCAATAGTCAGTGATGTTGCTGCGCCAGCAAAGTTTAACGTAGTGGCTGTGGTATTAAACAAATCTTGCGTAACTTGAGAGCCAACAATAGCAGGATTGTTTATTGTTAATGTACCTGTAGTGGCACCAAGATCTATAGCAGTTGCAGCACCAAATGCGTTAACTGTTGTAGCATTGGTATCAAGTAGGTTAAATGTACCAGCAGTTGTGGTTAGATTTCCGCCGTTTACTGCTAGATCACCAGCGGCTGTTATATTACCTGTGACTGTTGATGATCCCCATAGGTATAAATTACCTGCGGCGCTTAAACGCATAACTTGTGTAGTGTTACCGTACCACTTAAAGCCCTGTGCTTCTAGTGATGAATCTACACCCATCCAAATGTGACTTCCTTCTACACCAATCGCGTAGTTTGTCTTGCCTGTATCAGCAAAGTCATAAAGTCTTATACGCTCACCAGAATAATCTCCTATTGTAGGAGCTTGTAATTGTGCTGAACTGGATAATAGTCGTGGTGCTGTGATGTTACCAGTAACTGATAAAGTACCACCTACAGTAGCATTGCCAACTAGGTTAGTAGTAGCGTTGCGGATATTTGCTGTGCCTGTGGTTGCACCTAAAACTAATGTAGTTGCCGCGCCAAATGCGTTAACTGTAGTAGCAGTAGTATTGTATAAATTCTGTGTTGTCTGTGTGCCAACTACTGTTGGGTTGTTGATAGTTAGTGTACCTGTGGTAGCACCTAATTCTAAATCTGTTGCGGCTTTAAACGCATCAACAGTAGTAGCAAGATTAAATAGACCAACTGTGGCCTGTGCACCATCAACTGTGGTAGCATTAGGCATCCAAATATTAGCGTTCAGCAGGCTTGCGGTACCTGAAGTTGCGCCAAGATTTAATGTAGTAGCTGAACCACCAATATTTAATGTTGTAGCTGTTGTGTTTACTAGGTTAAATGAACTTTGACTAGTTGTTAAATCGCCACCGTTAACAGCAACGTCACCTGCGGCAGTCACGTTACCAACACCAATGTCACCAGACATACTGATACTGCCAATGTTAGCAAGACCAGTAACTGTAATATTTCCTACTTTAACGTTAGCATAACCAGAATTATTAATGCTACCGTAGGTAGTACCTGTTTCTGTAGTATAACCAAATCTAAATTCGTCAGAGCCTTCGTCCCAGACCAATGCCGCTGTAGTCAAGCTACCACGATTAAAAATAAATCCCAAATCGTAGGTATTTGTACCTGAGAACGCATTGTTCATAACGATCAACGGATCGTTAACGTAGGTATTAGTTGACGCTACTGTTAGGTATGTACTGGAACCCTGTACTGTTAAGTTACCTGTAATGGTAACATCTGATGTCATTGTTAGGTTAGCATTAAATAAGCTACCTACAATCGTTCCTGGTGCAATCTTGGTGTTAGCAAGAATGGTTGAATCAGTAATCTGATTATTCTTAATTCTGGTTAATACTGACATTTATGGTAAACTCCGCAAAAGTTATTTTAATTTTAACTGTTGTACAGCCTGCGGTTCCATATATCCCCTCGGACAGAACAGTTGAATACTTATAATTACAAGTATTTAGCTGAGATTTGAGATTTTGAAATAGCTAATTTTAATTTAGCTTAATGGAGTATAATAGGTGATTCTTACTTCGCCGCGGGCTCCGTCTCTACCAAATCCGTCGTCGCCTCCCCCACCACCGCCTGGAGCAGTACCTGCAGTTGGGGAGGGAGCACCAGCATTTCCGCCACCGCCAATACCGCCTGCTCCACCAAATGTAGATGTTCCACCTAAACCACCTTGGGCTCCTGAGGTTTCGCCACCGCCTCCGCCACCGGCTCCAGAATAAGTTGTGCTTTCTCCATTGCCTGCCGGTCTAGCACTATTTGTGCCCGGTCCGCCATCACCACCCGCTTCTGTTATGTAGCCATAATAGGTGACACCTGTAGGTGCTGATACAACAACACCGCCAATACCCCTTTGGGCGTTTCCAGTAACACCACCTCCACCACCACCGCCAGCAACGGCTCCTAAGAATGAACTACTGCCGCCATCACCGCCTTGTCTGTTGTCTGCGTTAACTGCTACACCGCCTGCGCCGACAAAAATTGTACCCGAAGCTGGAGCATTACTATAGGTCATACTAAACTGTATATAAGCACCGCCGCCACCACCTCCCGCAGCTGTGTCGTTAGACCCTGTTTCGCCGCCACCACCTGCGCCCCATATTTCAACGGTCATGTAGTCAAAATATCCCGACGGTTTAGTCCATGCTATGTTAGTGCCTGTTGTTGTGTAGGATTCTGCTGCTGGAGGCGCTTCTATTTCATAGGCTTTTTGCCAAACGCCAGCATTTTTAATCCATATTCGTTTACAGCGTTGCCAGACACTGCTATCTTTAATAAAAGCGTATCGAGTTAGTTGTTGTACACCGCTATCTTTAATGTATATGCCCATGATTAGTATTGATAGATTATATCGCCATCACTGCCTGTGGCATTAGAAGGTACACCTGCTGATACAGACTGAACTGTTTTAAGACCTTGACTATTTCGTCCAGCAGTTTGGACATAGGATGCTGTGATGTACCCACTTGGATTAGTGCTGTTGTAGGGTGTAAACCCTAGAGCTCCGGTGACTTGTCCAGAAGTCAAACTTAAAGCACCGCCTAGCGTTAAACTTCCTGATGATGTTACTGTACCAGTGAGAGTCAATCCTGAAACTGTTCCTGTTCCACTTACAGAAGTTACTGTTCCTGTATTTGTAGTATAGCCACTAGGATTAGTTGAGTTATATGGTGTGTACCCTAGTGCTGTAGTAACCTGGCTGCTGGTGATTGCACCTACAAGTCTAGTAGCACTTACATTACCTGCGGTAATATTTCCAGTTACTGACAACGAGCCAAGTGTACCTACTGCTGTAATATTAGTTTGACTAGCTGTTAGCAACGTACCAGTTAAATTAGTAGAACTTAGGTTACCTGCGGTAATATTTCCAGTTACTGACAACGAGCCAAGTGTACCCACTGCTGTGATATTTGTTTGACTGGCTGTTAACAACGTACCAGTTAAATTAGTAGCACTTACATTACCCACAGTGGCATTACCACTGACCGTAAGATTACTTAAGGTACCAACTTGAGTAACATTACTTTGTATGTTATGTAGTACGTCTGGGGTTACTTGTGTTAATGCCATAGTTGTTCTCTGTTATTGTGTATTTACTTCTGTACTAATTAAATATATCTGATTTTTGCATCAAATAAACCAGTTGTAAGAGGACCATTTAATTTTGTCCATGTTAGTGCATCAGTAGATCTAGCCAACCAAGTTGGGGCAGTTCTGTCAACGTTATCTCCAGATATAGAAACAGTTGAACCAAATGCCCAGAAATAATCTCCAGCAAATTCTATTTTTTGATATGCACCTTGATTTCCTGCCCCTCCTCCGCCAGGCCCTGTAGGTAAAACACTTCCTGCTGTAGTGCGCCCAGTTCCTATCCAAGAAGTTCCTCCATTGGTGGAATAATTTACATCTCTAACTGCCTGCACTTGATCAATAAAATCTCCATTTTGATTTTGAATTGTGTTAAAAAAATATCCTTGAACCACAAATTTTCCAGCACCATATGATACCCAAGGATTATAAAATGCAGTAAGAGTTGTATCTGTCCAGGTGGTTAGATTAGTAGAATAAGCTGCCTTATTACTACCATACGTGTCACCTTGCACAGCCGGTCTAGTTGCAACATATCTATTATTAATTGTATCATACGCCCAAACTTGAAGTGGGTAATTGTTTGAAGAATTACCCAGACTAGGTGTTAGTACTGTCCAATTTGTTCCATCAGGACTAGTTAAAATTCGTATGTTATTTGTTGTAGCGGTGGTTCTACATAATGCCACAAATTGATTATTAACATATTTCAATCCATTTTCTTCCATAAGCGCATATCTTGTACCGCCGCCAAAATTTACAGTAGTAAAACTAGCACCATAGTTTGTTGATACCTTAAGGTATGAACTTCCGGAGCTTAATGCTGCTTCAGTTCCCATAAGAACTATAGTGCCTCTGCCATTATGCGCCGCAGAAGTATATACATTCCATCTTGTTTGCCCAGCTGGAATTTCAGACCTAGGAAAAGTTCCAGCGTTTGTCCAGGTGGTACCATTTGTACTTGTTAGATATCCCGAAACTTGTCGATCAAAAGTTCCAAAACTAGTATCATAGTCATATGCTATAGCAAAAATTGTGCCATTACCTAAGTTTAATACGTCTTGTATATATGACGTAATAGTTCCACCTGTTCTAGGATTAGTTCTTTGTACCCAAGTAGTGCCATTATCATTAGATGTATATGGATTAAATGAACCTGTTGAATTAGTTGGAATCGCAACAAAAAGCCCTAGAGGTGGAAATGATATGCTACGACCAAGTCCTTTGCCTACTAAGATTCTATTTGTAAATGCGTTGAGACGGGGCATGGCATCTACCCGTGGCTGGTTGCTGAACCTAATACTGTCCAAGCATTAGCGGCTCTGAGTAAGCTGAATGTAAACACATCAAGTCTATTGGTGCCGGCTGTAGGCACTGTATTGCCTTGCCAACGGATCGTCTGTGCGGCTCCATCAATTTGTAAGCCGTTGACAATGTATCCCGTACCACCTTGGTTGATGACAATACTAATGCTGGTTATACGATTGTTAGTAGTTGGAACATTAGTGATATTAGCAGTAACATTGCCTGCGATGTTTGAGTAATACCATATGGCTGTGGTTGAGAAGTCATGAACTACAGTACCAGTAACACTAGATTTAGTATCTAATATTTCTGTGGTCTCTGCTAAGGTTGTTAGTCCTGAAATATTTAATGTGGATAATGTTCCAACGCTGGTAATGTTTGGTTGACTTGCTGTTAATAATGTGCCGCTGAAACCTCCAGCGGTTACGTTACCAGAAACGGTTAAACCAGTTAATGTACCTAAACTTGTGATATTAGTCTGTGACGCTGTTGCGAGTGTACCAGTTAAGTTAGTAGCACTTACGTTACCGGCAGTTACATTCCCAGTAAATGTTGCTGTTGCGCCAACGTGTGTATTAGCATATAAAATATTCCACCATGCACTTGTGCTACCTAAATTAACAGTTGCATTAGCATTTGGTACTGGGGCACCACTTACAGTTAGACCGGTTAAGGTACCTAAACTTGTAATATTAGTCTGCGCCGCTGTTGTTAATGTACCAGATAAGTTTGTAGTACTTACATTGCCTGCTGACACGTTACCTGTAAAGGTACCGCCAACTGATGTTAAGTTGCCGATGCGTAGGTTGCTATAGTTAGCGTTAGTAAAATCAACTGTAGTAGTTGGTTCTGATACTACGTTGGCAAATAGTTTCCAGGTACCATCTGAGGCATCACGTACTAGACCAGTGTGTTGATAACGCACTGCATCTGTGAATGCACTTATAAATCCTATGTCTAGTACATCACCAGAATTACCATCTGCTAGATAAATTAAGGCATCATTGATAACTAGATCATTACTACTAAAATATGTGACGTTGCCAGCTACCTGTAGGTTACCACCAATGTATACGTTGCCACCGATGCCGGCGCCACCAGTGACTACAAGTGCACCAGTTGTTGAACTTGAGCTTTGTGTAGAGTTTGAAACTGTTAGTCGACCAGTAGTTGATACTAGGCCAGTAAATGCGGCACCTGTTAATGCAGCTTTTTCTACGTCAAGTTCTGCTAAGGCATCTTGTACTGTAGTTGAACTAATTGATCCTACTGGACTACTATAAGTTGCATTGGCATAAGCGTTAAAGTCTGTGTAGGCATCTACTTCAGCCAGTACTACGGTACCTGTACTAACTCCTGCACCCAACGTAAATGCACTGCTGTTTGATTCTGTATAGCTAGCATCAAATTGACGTACACCATTGATATATACACGAAGTTGTCCTGCCCCAGGTGTATAGGTAAGTCCTGTGAATACAGTCTGGCCAGAAGTGGCTGTGTAGTATGTTCGGCTGGTAGTGATTTGTGTACCTACTGTACTGCCACCGCCTGTTTCAGCGGCCCAGAAATAGCTACCAGCACCTGCTGTTTTTAGCACATAACCACTAACTTCACCGCTAGGTAATAAGTTGTTTAGTGCTTCGCTAGAACTAGTGCCACCGGTACCACCGTAGTTAATACCTAATGCGTTGGTTAATGTAAGTGTAGGTATAGCCACTGTGCCGGTAAACGAAGTCCCATCTAGTATACCCGAGACTTGACCATCAACATAACCCTTCATGTTAGTGTTGGCTGTGGTTATAGCAGTATTAGCCGCATCTATTCTATTACCAAGTGTAGTGACATTCGCACCAACCGTGCTGTCAACATAACCCTTCATGTTGGTATTGGCAGTGGTTATTGCAGAAGTGGTAGTTGATATCTGCCCATCAACATAACCCTTCATGTTGGTATTGGCTGTATTAACGTTAGCCGAAACGTTACCAATAGCGTTTGTTAACGTTACAGAAAGATTAGCATCGTTACCTAAAGCTATAGCTATTTCATTTAGTGTGTCAAGTGTGCTTGGTGATCCATTAACAAGGCTAGTTATTTGATTGTCAACATAACCTTTCATGTTAGTGTTGGCTGTAGTTACTGAAGCAATCTCACCGCTATAGGTTGTTAGATAGGCGGCTACATTAGTGTTAGCATAACTAGCTGGTAGTCCGGTCAATTGACTACCATCACCAACAAAACTAGTAGCTGATACATTACCAACTACTTGTAACCCTGCGGCAGAGAACACTCCAACGTTTGTGTTGTTAACAGCTACGTTTACATAATTTGCAGTAACTTTAACTCTTGAATTGCTTTCAAAAATTGCTGTAGGGTCCGCGCCCGAACTTAAATCGATCGGAGTCGATGATCCAGGAGGTGTAAACACTAGTGCACCAGAAATCGTACTAATCTGTGCTCCACCTATGTGAATCGTGTTACCGCTTAACCAAAGATCACGCCATTGATAAGTTTCCGAACCTAGATCGTAGGTTACATTAGCAACTGGTAGTACGTTACCGGTAACGTTTATATTACCATCAGTAAGTTCAACTTTAGTTGTACCATAGGCCAATGATTTAATTGTAGTAGCACCGGCAGCCATATAACGTACTTCAATTATGTCTGATGCTTGCGGAACTTCTATAAACGTAATTTGATCACCTACTACTGTGTAGGCAACGCTCGGTCTTTGTAGTGTACCGTTAATACTTACCAATAAGCCATCGGCACTGTTAGTTGAAGTACTTAAAGTATATGTGTCATTAATGCCGTCTGGTACAATAGTGTCAGAACTAATTGTGGCCGCGCCCGGGTAGGTCCAGGTATTGCCATCGTAAAATTCTAGTAGGTTAATGTCTGTATTATATCGTACATAACCTTCTTCGGCGTATAATGGTCTTGTGGCACTGTTACCCGATGGAACCCAGATAGCATCTGCACCAGCAATATGTACAATACCGCTGCTCTGTGCATCAATAACAATATTGCCCGGTGAGCTAATAGTGTTTGCAGATATAGTAAAGTTGCCAACATTTAAATTAGCACTGTAGATATTTGTGTTTACAGCATTTATATTAGCTACAACATTTCCATCTAGAACAAGTTCAAGCTCGCTGGGATTAACGCCGTCATCGTTCAATGACAATGTACTATCGTCAATTATTAGTACATTAGCAGATCCGCTTAATTGTGTGTTTAGATAGTTTAGTGTAACAACATCCTGTGCTAGCACTGGGTCAGCAACACTAGATATAATGCTGTTGTTAGCAAATATAAAACCATTAGCGGGTGCTAGTGTTATGTTTGATGTTGTAGATATTGTTGTGTCTGTAAAGGTAACATTACCAACCTGTGTTAGAGTAACGTTGGCAATATTTGTAATACGTCCTTTGCTATCTACTGTAATTTTGGGTACACGGTCAGCAACTTCGTCGTCGGCACTACCGTATACTCCAGGAGTAACTCCAGTGTTAGATAATACAAGGTTGATATTTGAATATGTGCCGTACCCTGATACGTCTCCAGATACCTGAACATTTGAATTTTCTGTTAAAACTCGAGAATTGTTATCATATACTGCTGCGGCATTGATACTAGTTGCACGCACTGTGCCTGTAATATTAGCATTAGCAATATTTGATGTTATTACAACATCTCCGCTAACGGTTGCTATAGTTGTATTGTTAATGTTAATATTGCCAACTCTGTTTAGAGTAACATTAGCGGCAGATGTAGCACGACCTTTAGAGTCAAAAGTTATCTGTGCTACACTAACGTTAGATCCATATGTTCCTGAAGTTACACCAGAATTAACTAGTGTTACAGGAACGTTTGAATATGTTCCAGCGCCTGTGACATCACCGGTGACAGATATATTACTTGCTTCTGTTAGTACGCGATTATTTGCTTCATATAATTCGTCGGCGTTAATAATTCCACCGGAGGTATTACCTGTAATTAAGATATTACCACCAACACTGATGCTCTGTACTGTAACATTACCTAGGTTAGTAATGTTGTATTGATCACCAGTTAATATAGTTCCGTATATTCCTTGACCGTAAATAGAATTTGCGTATAGTTGACTATACCAAAGGGTTACGTTACCGATGTTACCCGAAGAGTTTGATGCAGGCAGTATTGAATTAGTAATTATTCCGGTATTAGATGTTATTGTGCCATTAGACACTACATTACCATTGACCCTGAGATTTGTTAAATTTCCTAAACTGGTAATATTTGGTTGTGTATTAGTAAGAAGAGTTCCGCTGATAAATTCTGCAGAAAAGTTACTGGCGCTAACATTGCCAACGTATATTCTATTCCACCAATTGGATTCTGAACCCAGATTATAAGTTAGATTACCCGAAGTAATTAAATTACCTCCGGTAATTTTTACATTACCATTTACTTCTAATGCTTCGTTTGGGGTGGTAGTGTTGACGCCTATTCTATAGTTAGTTACGTCAAATTTGATCAGAGTATTGCCAGAGGAAGTAATACTAAGATCTGTGCCTTGACGATCTAGATTACTTAATAATGAATACCCGGGAACTCTGCTGATTGCCATTATAATCCAACCTTGTTTAACTATTTAGCTGGATTTTAATTCAAGGTGGAAATGGTTGATGCGTAACCGTGAACTAGTGTTATAGGCGATAAATCTGATGGGTTAGATGTAAAATGTATAACAGCATTACCGTAGAATGTGTAATTAACCCCGGGTATCTGATACACTGTACCTACATGTACTAACACTTGAGCTTCTTCGCCAGCGTCATAACTAAAACTCATTGGGCCGTAGTCTGATTGTAGAGTATTACCAGTAAAATTATCTACAGACAATGCAATATTTCCTTCGCGGGCTACTGCATTCCACTGATCAACTCCACCAACGTTTGCGTAAAATTCTAATTTTTTATTAGATGTGTTGTATCTAGTCTGACCGTATATCGGCGCATCAGGTCCTATTGAGCTCGAACCAGTTGGTACACCTAAGGCATAGCTACCAGTTTTAAAAACGGTATTCTTTAGCATGCGTCCCATGAGTTAGATTCCTACATAACTTACTGTTGCTGTGATTGTTAAATTAGCTGAAGCATCGGCTCTGATAGTATCACCGTTGGTCAGTACTAGTTTTTCCATGTCAACTACAAAAGTATCCCCGCCTGCTATTTGTACGTTTTTATAAATTTGAACATTGGCGTCAACGGTTGCTGTGCCTGCAGGTACTGCGTAAACGTTTAAATTTTTAGCAGTACTGTCTGTGTTACAAAAATACATTGCCGATATAACAGTGTTTCCTGAACTAACATAAACGTTAGATATCGCTGTTGTTAATGCGGTATTGGTAATTGCCATGCTTTATTCCTATAATAATATTGAGAAGCCAAACGCTCTCTTTTTAGTAATTAATTCTTCATTAACAGCTTCGCCGTTGACTACATATACTCCGCTGGCTCCGCCACTGAGTATACCCGAATATACTACTGCGGCATTAGAAACTAAACTTGGTGCTCCTAGGGAGTAATTTAATTGTAAATTTCCATTAAAAATTAAACTGCCTGTACTTGACGATATTGAGTATCCGTTTGCATTTAAGTTACCACCCAATACAGGAAAAAGATCATCTTCTAATGTTGTGCCACTAGTACCGGATGTTGTTGATATGTTAGCCCAGCCGCCGCCGTTGTCAACTTGCCAGCGATCAAGTGTTTCGTTCCAACGAACACCAACTGAAGATAACGATCCGCGATCAACTTCGATACCCGCTGTGCCTGTACCTGCTGGTCCTACACCCGCCCCAGTTTCACCATCGTTTAATGTTATGGTTTTATCTTTAATTACTGTATCGTTAGTTTCAACAGAAGTTTGGACACCTTGAACTGTTAGGTTACCTGTGATAATAACATCTGTTGTATCAATTGTATACGATGAGTTAAGTTTCTTAACTGTTGCCATTTAAATAGATCCAATTTACATTATTTATCTTAGAATGTGGATAGAAAAAAATAGCGGCCGAAGCCGCTATCTTAAACTAAAGTGTATTAGTTGTTAGAAATAACAACACTTACGTTAGCTTCTGCTGAATCTAGCGTCCACTTAACGTGTTGGTCTTCTACAAACTGTGTACCTGTAGCTGGTAACAAACAAGCTGTACGTGATTCTAGTTTTTTAACATAATATGTACCGCCTGCACTGTCAGTCGCTGTCATACGGCATTCGCCTGCTGCAGGAACAGTAGTTACTAGTTTAACTTTACCTGTACCTTGTGCGTTGCGAACTGTGTAGCGACGTGCGCCTACTTGTTTTACAATGTCACTGGCTACTGCACTTGAACCACCATCGGTGGTTGCTAAGTATGCTGAAACTGTAATTGCATCTTGTCTTGAAGATGTTAAAGTAATGTTAGCTACTGTTGCTGGGCTAACGTTAGCTCCAGTTACTGTTGCTGTAGGTGCTGATGTGTATCCAGAACCAGATGATGTAATCACTACACCTGTAACATTACCACTACCGTTTAATGTTAGTGTACCTGTTGCTGTAGCACCACCTGCAATCTGCGGTGCTGAAAATGTTACTGCTGCATTTGCTGAATAATAACCATTACCTGCTACAAATACGTTAGCGGTTGATACACCTTCACCACCTACGCCTTGTGGGTTACGATTACCAAAATATCTACTTGCTATAGGACGTCCCATTTGTTTCTCCTTAAAATAGTTAGCGTTCTAGGCCTACGCGGTGGGTGCCGCATAAACTCTCAATTAAGAGCGAACATAGTATTTATTGCCAAGTCAGCAAAAGTCCTTGTATGAGGCTTTTAATTTGAAATTATTTTTATATTCTATTACAACGTAAATACAGATATGGATCAACATCACTATAAAATTTTTCCTATCAAAACAGAAACTGCTTGTCAGAGTAAATGGACTTGGAGTACTATATGGTTAAACAAAGGCGAAACTTCTAGTTGCCATAGAGTAAGAAGCGTTCCTCTAAATCCTAATAATTTTGGCGACTTTCATAATAGACCACAAAAAATTAAAGATAGAGAACTTATGCTTCAGGGTCAATGGCCCACAGGAGGATGCGAATATTGTAAAAATATTGAAGAAGCAGGCGGTTGGAGTGATAGACAACATAACAACGAAATTGACGGATTATATCCTAAAGAATTAGATGAAAATCCATTGGCTACTGTAGTAACTCCCCGAATTGTTGAAATTTTTGCAAAAAATACTTGCAATCTTTCTTGTATCTATTGTGGTGAAGATCTTAGCAGTCAAATTGAGAACGAAAATAAAAAATACGGATATGCCAATTCTCTAATAGATAGAATCAAACAAGTTGATGCAAATCAAAATGACTTTTATTTTAACAAGTTTTTTGAATGGTTAAATGATAACATTCAGAATTTAGCAAGATTGCATCTACTAGGTGGAGAAACATTTATTCAACACGATCTTATTACTCGCGTTTTAGAAATTTTAAAACAAAATCCATCTCCTAAATTACAACTTAATATTTTTAGTAATTTTAATGCGCCGTCAAAATATTGGTACGATTATACAACACAAATAAAAGATTTATGTTCTAGCGGACATCTTGGTCGCTTTGATTTAACCTGTAGCATTGATTGCTGGGGTCCAGAGCAAGAATATGTACGCAGTGGACTAAAATTAGATATATTAGAAGAGTATTTTGCTTGGGCAGCAGAACAAAGTGAAGATTGGTTATATCTCAACATAAACCAAACTATTAGCTCTATGACAATAAAAACCATGCCCGATTTAATTGATAAATTAAATCTCTACAATAAACATAGGCACATAGGTCATTATTTTATGCTGGTAGATGGTAATAGGTATCATCACCCCGACATATTTGATTATAGTATGTGGTCAGACGATTTTAATCGAATATTCAATGCTATGCGTAAAAAAACTGTAGAAGATTTTGAGGCAATAAAACGCATGGATGGTATACAAAAAAGATTAGAAAATACTTGTAAATATCAACCAGTATATGTTAAACAACTTCATGATTACTTAGACGAATTAGATCGTCGTAGAAAAACCAATTGGCGACAACTATTTCCTTACCTAATAATTTAACAATCAACAAAAAAGCCCCTTGCGGGGCTTTTTTATTTCTATTCCTAAATCGTTTAAGATTATTGGAAAGATAGGTTGCTTACACCAACTTCTTCTAGGTAGTCAGCTGCGTTACCTAGAGATGAAGCTGTATTGCTTAACTCTACGTAACCATAACGTGTCATAAAGCCAACTACTGGTTCAAAAGTAGCTGGATCTAGTACAACGCCAGAGCTCATTAGAGGAACATATGGGCAGTAGAACGCTGCTGCGTCTGCTTCAGATGAACCTTTGTAACCAACTAGAACTGGTTTGTCGTCAGCTGCGTAGCCGTCAACATAAATCTTCATTGTACCGTTCAATGTACCAACAAATTTAGTATTTGTAGGAGCTTCAAACGTACCTTCTGTTGTACGAGCAAATGCAGAAGTTGTAGCAGATTGCAATACTGTCAATGCTGCTGGACTTACAACTGCCCAGTTACCTGCGCCACGACGTGTACGTGCGGCGATCAAGTTAGCTGCACGGTTGATAACAACTGCTAAAGCAGCGTGTTCGTCACCAACAAATGTAGCAGTACCTGATACTGTTGCTTGGTTGTAGTTGAATGAGTTACCTGCTAAAGCACGTAAGCTAGCTAAGATTTCTTGGTCGATTTCAACTGTGATTTCTTGAGCTAAAGCTGCCATGATTTCAGCTTCAACGTCTAAACCGTGCATAGATTGTGCATCTTGTGCAGCTTCAAATGTCCAACGAGCACTCAATTTACGAGTTTTCGCTTCAACAACTTGTTTAACGATTTGAACGTTGATTTTGTTACCTGGTACGCCTTCTAGGCTGCTAGTTGCACTAGCTTTACCTGTAGAAGCACCAGAGTAAGCAGTAGCGATACGGAATGGGCTTAGAGCCTCATCACCTGCTGTTGTAGCATCAGCGCCGCTTGTACCAGCACTAACTGTGTCAGCATAGCGAACACGTAGAGTGTGGATTTGTGCTACTGGGCCAGTCATTGGTTGAACGCCAACGATTTCGTTAGCGATAACTGTTGGCATAACACGGCGAATCACTGGAAGAATCACGCGGTTTAATGTAGCTACGTTACCTACTGCTGTAGCGCCACTAGTTGCAGTTTCCATCAAGTGCTTCTTAGTGTTTTCTAAAATTACAGCCATTGCAGTGCGTTTAGCACCTTGTAGACCTTCTAACAGGGCGTCTTTGGTCTCTGTCCAACGGCTTTCTAATAGTTGGGTTGTCATTTCTTTATCTTCCTTTTATAAAAGTTTTTACTACTATTTTAGCCCTGCTAAACGTTTAATGTCGATGACGTTGTCAGCGATTTCAATAACGTTTGTTTTAGCAGATTTATCACCAGTTACTTCTACACGTGACTCAGCTAGCATTGCCTTGTCAGCTTTTGCAGGTTGAGCATTGTTTAGAACTGCTGGTAGATACTTGTCGTATGCAGACTGTAAACGGTCAGTTTGCACACTTTCGAGTAGGCTGGTCATTATCTCAGCTTTCTCTTTATTCAATGGTTTTAGTAACTCAGCCATTTTCTCTTTACGAGCAATACTTTCTTGAATTACTCGAACTTCACGGTTTTTTGACTCAACTAAAGCTTCTTTTTCTGCGATTGCTTTTTGACTTTCGGCAATGATAGCTTCTTTTTCAGCTAACTCTGCTTTAAGTTTAGAGAATTCTTTGTTTTCACTTAGGTGTGTAACAGCGAATTCTTGAGCAAAAGCTTCGAATAAGCGACGGCCAAACATGTTCTCACGAGCAGCTTGGATGTCTTCTTTTAGTTGTGCCAATTCTGTGCCTAGATTTTTTGCTACTGATTCTTTAACAAGTGCAGCACTGCGTTTAATAAAGGTTTCTTGTAGTTCAGCTAATTTAGCTTTAGCTTCAGCTACTAGTTTAACCTTAGTTTCAACCACATCACGGCGGTCTTGTTCAAACTCTTTGATTTCCTCAGCTAGTGCGTGCATAACAAATTTCTCAAGTTTGGCAATGCCTTCTTGTTGAACTTTGCGATCAGCACGTAGTTCTTGGATCTCTTCAGCTAGTTTAGTAACCATAAAGTCATTAAACTTGCCTGCGCTTTCAACCATGTGACGTTTAAATTTCACGCGGTCTTCTGCAAGAGCTTTTTTCTCTTCAGCGAACTCGTTGAGTTCGGCAGTGAGATTTTCAGTAACCATTTTGTCTAGAGCTTCAACCATTACTTGTTTGTCATGTTCATAGCGGCGAGCGAACTCTTCACGTAATTCTGCGCGAACAGTTTCACGTGCTTCATTTAACTTTTCTTCCCAAGCTTCGTTTAAAGCAGTTTGGGTAGCTTCGTTAATGATGCCACTATCTAACAATGGTTTGATAGCATCTAACATTATGATCTCCTAATTAATTTTTAGATCTTTGATTAAGCGTACTACCTGCTCTTTCAAATATTTTTGCACTTTTTGATCTGCGCTGGCCTCACGTGCCATTTCGAATACCTGTGCACCACCACGCATATTCATCAGTCCTTCGTAAATCGCTGTTGGGTACGCATTAGGTGCGCTCGGTTGCGCAACTACATCAACTGTGACTATTTCAAAATCACTGACTTTTCCGTCAGATTCAACGTTACCAGAGCCACGACTGCTAACGCCTAGTTTTACACCTGACTCTAACATGGTCTGAACTAACTGACCCATCGGAGTAGGTAAAATCTTTAATTTACCAAAGCCATTAGGACCATCCATCCACATATCTGTAATCATGTGGCTTACACGGTCTAGG